GATAGCTGCTATTTCAAAATAGCCCTATTTGACGATAGTATGGGAAAGCTGATCGGTCACCCGCTTCATCTATCCGTGTTTCCTAGCGAATGGTGGCAAGAGAAATTTTCCGCTTATCACATTGAGTACGAGCATTCGGATAATGGCGATGCCTGTCCGTATGCCACGTTTTACGTTCAAAACCCTAAATAAAGGACCAAATCATGGCTATTCCTTCACGCATCCTGGCCTCTGGCAATTCCCCGCTGGCGACCATTTCCATCGCTGGCGACGGCGCGACTGGTCTTGTTGCGGTTGGCACCAATCAGGCGACTGCTCTGCAGCTTTCGGCTGTTTTTAATGCCATTACCACATCGTCAGCCTCTACTGGATTGAAGCTGCCGCCCTGCGAAGCTGGCGCGGTTGTCTTTATCTATAATCTGAGCGGTCAGACGCTGCAGATTTACACCAACGAAACCAGCGGCGTCACCATGAATGCCGCCGTTGCTGGCTCGACTGGTGTTGCTCTGGGCAATACCAAGACTGCAATCTGCTTTGGCACTTCCGCCACCACCTGGGCTGTTACTGCGGCCCTGTCTTCCACGTAAGGAGTAATTTATGCCTTTGGATAGCGATATTGCTAACGCCGATGCTCACCTGCACGTTGAGTTCTATGTGCATGATAAGGCTCCATTTAAGGATGTGCCTTTTGTGAGGATCATGGTGCCTGGCGATAAGACTAACATCATTGAGCAGCCCGTTCGGGAATATCACAAGGAACGGTTTATTCGTCAGTGGCTTTATTTCCAGTCCAAGAACGACGACGGCCAGATTATCGGCACAAAGTTGACCGATTGGAACAATGACGCCCCCAATGATCTCAATGACCACCAGATGGCAGAATTGCAGATTCTGAAGTTCCAGACCGTCGAGCAGGTTTCGACGGCTACGGACGCCCAATTGCAGCGTATTGGCATGGGTGCCGTCGGACTTCGCGAACGCGCAAGGGCTTACCTTACGCAGAAGAATCATTCCGAAAGTAGTTCTGAATTGGCAAAGACCCGTAGCGAATTGGATGAGCTGAAAGCCCAAATGGCTTTGCTCATGTCCCAGCGCAAGCCGGGTCGGCCACGCAAGGAAGATGTAGATGTCCAGTACGACGATGCTTCAGTTGGTGCAGCAGGTCACCAATGAACTAGGCGTCCCTACACCGACAACGGTTGCGGGAAATACGAACCAAGACGTTATCCAGATTCTTGCGTTGATGAACGCTTCTGGGTACGAATTGCTGCGTAAGGCCGATTGGCGCGAACTTACCATTCCGTACAGCTTCTTTACGGAATACACGACTACAACGGGCGACTACACGACTAGCGCGCTGACCATCACCAACATCCCGTCCACTGCCGGGTTGGACACGACATACATGGTCGTTGGCACTGGCTTTCCCAATGCCACGTTCATCACCAGCGTGGATTCTGGTACGCAGGTCACAGTCTCGGCTTACTCGACCAGCGCCGTTACCGCTGGCACGATCTATTTCCAGAAGGTCAAGTACGACCTGCCGTCTGACTATGACAGCATCGTGCCGCGTACACAGTGGGACAAGAGCAAGCATTGGGAAATGCTTGGCCCGGAAAGCGCCCAGCAGTGGGAATGGCTTCTCAGCGGCTTTATTAGCACCGGCCCGCGTATCCGTTGGCGCTTGTTGGGTAGCTATTTCCAAATTTGGCCGGGTTATTCAAACAATGAAAATCTGGGCTTTGAGTACCGTAGCAAGGGTTGGGCGAAGGCAGCCAATGGCGATGTGAAGAATAGCTTCACGGTTGACACTGATACCTGCATTTACCCTGACCGCGTTATGGTCCTGTCCACGAAACTTAAGTACTTCCAAGCCAAGGGCTTCGACACAACTGCGCTCTACCGCGACTACATGGTTGAATTTGACACTTCCGTAGCCCAAGACACATCGTCGGCTAATCTGTCATTCGCCCCGCGCCCAGGTTCCGTGCTGATCGGATGGGACAATATCCCGGATAGCGGTTATGGCAATTAGCACACGCGCCATGGTCCAAGGTACAGCGGCTCAAGTGCAGTCGCTGCCTGCCCCGTTGGGCGGTTGGAACGCGCGTGACAGCCTTGCCAACATGGAGCCTACAGACGCAGTAACGCTCATCAATATGTTCCCGACAGTCAGCAGCCTGACTATGCGGGGCGGCTATTTCAAACACGCCACTGGCCTTGATGGCAAAGCCCAGACCATCATGGTCTACAACGGCGGCGCAACGTCAAAGATGTTTGCCGTCACTAGTACGGGCAAAATTTATGATGTGACTGCAACGGGGGCTGTTGGCTCCCCGGTTGTCACTGGCTTGACCAACGGTATCTGGGAATACATCAACATCACTACGGCTGGCGGCAGCTACATTATGGCCGTTAATGGCGTTGATGACGCCCTGCTATACAATGGCACCACTTGGTCAAACCCGACCATTACGGGCGTGACCGACAACAATCTGTCCAATATCACGCTGTTCAAGAACCGTGTTTGGTTTATTGAGAAAAACACGCTGAAAGCCTGGTATTTGCCAACTAGCTCAATTGGCGGCGCGGCTCAATATATCGACATGAGTTCTATTTGCCGCCTTGGTGGTCGCTTAGTTGATCTGGACACTTGGACGCTTGACGCTGGCTATGGTGTTGATGACAACATTGCCTTTATTACCAGCGAAGGCGAAATTGTTGTCTTTCGCGGCACCGACCCGGCCAGCGCGGCCACATGGTCCCTGATTGGCGTTTGGAACATGGGATCGCCAGTTAGCGCCCGTTCCATGCTCAAATGGGGCGGCGACCTGTTGGTACTGACATATGACGGCTTGATGCCCTTTGCCGCATCGCTGCAATCCAGCCGCCTAGACCCCCGTGTTGCCCTGTCTGACAAGATACAGGGCGCGATTACGGCGGCGACAACCCAATATGGCGGAAGCCACGCTGATGTCGGATGGCAGATTTATGCCACTGCCAAGTTTAACGCTGTCTGGATCAACGTCCCAGTGGCTGACGGCCAGCAGCAGCAGTACGTTATGAACACCATTACAAAGTCTTGGTGCCAATTTATAGGCTGGGCAGCATATTGCTGGGAAACGCTTGGCGAAGAGCCTTATTTTGGCTCAGATGGCTATGTCGGCCATGCCTGGGATGATGCGTACATAGATGACACCAGCAATATCACAACAACCACGCTCCAGGCGTTCAACTATCTAGGCGCTCGCGGCGTCAAGAAGTATTTTACCCGCGCCAGGCCAAGCATCTTCAGCAATGGCAATCCGACCATTGGCATGGGCATGAATATTGACTTCGATACGTCCGATACCACGGCCCCTGTAACATTTACAGGCTCGTCCTACGGCATCTGGGATGCGGCGACAAGCACTTGGGACACGGCCCTGTGGGGCGCTGACTTGGCGATCCAGAACACATGGCTGGGCATTACGGGCATCGGCTATTGTGGCGGTCTACAGATGAAGACGGCGAGCAGCGGCATCCAGATACAATGGGCTTCAACAGATGTGGTATATCAAACCGGATGGGCGGGCGTATAGTTAGCGGGCCTGAAGTGGGCCATTGGGTAGCAAAGCAGATGAACGGCAGTTTCAGCGGCGATACCGCTACTGCCATCGGGCTTGAAAAGGACGGAGAACTTGTAGCCGGGATTATGTATGAGAACTGGAATGGCCGCTCGCTTATGGCTCATATAGCTATAACTGGGCAGATTAACAGGTCATACATAGGGGCAATTTTTAGATACGCTTATGTCAAATGCGCGGTCGAAAAGGTCATTGTCCCGGTAAATAGCGCGAATGCTAAGAGTATGAAATTTGTAGAGAAATTAGGGTTTGCAGAAGAAGCAAGGATTACAGACGCAGCACCGGACGGCGACATCATTTTGTACACGCTGAAAAAGGCTGATTGTAGGTATTTAGGAGAACGATATGGGTAAGCCATCAGCACCGCCAGCACCAGACTATGCAGCCGCAGCGCGGCAGCAGGGCACTGAGAACATTGCCGCTGCCCGTACTCAGGCCAAGCTGAACACGCCTAATACCTACACGCCATACGGCAGCCAGACCGTAAGCTGGGGCGGCGCACCCAAGGTAGATCAGGCTGGCTATGACCAAGCCATGCAAAACTACCAAAATCAGCAGGGTCGGCAGGACGAGTACGGCAATTACGGCGCGGCCCCAGACATCGCTCAGTTTACCACGACTGGCGAGTCTGACACGCCCACCATTACCCAGACCCTAAACCCAGAATCCCAAGCCGCTCTGGAAGCCCAGCAGCGCATTGGAAGGCGTTTGTCGCAGACTGCTGAAAACTATGCAGTCCCAACGCTCGAAGGGGCCTTGAGAACCCCGTTTGATCCGTCTGGCTATGACATCCAGACTTCGCTCGGTCCGCAGATGCCGGTAAATTACGGCCCCGCAATGGGCCAGTATGGCATGGCGGGCAGCGTTGCCCCCGGCGCGTATGGTCAGGCTGGGAGCGTTGGGGCTGGTCAGTATGGCATGGCGCAGGGCGGCGTTGCCGGTCCAAACCTACAGACCACCTTTGGCGGCTATGGCGATGTCCAGAACGCCCCGACTGGCGGGCAGTATGGTCAGGCTGGTGGCGTCAATGCCGACCAGTACGGCAATCTAAGGACCGTCGCGGATATGTCCGGGGTGGCTAGAATGCCGGTCAATGCGGGCATGACAGGTCAACAGGCCATTATGAACCGCCTCCAGCCCCAGCTTGCCCAGCAGTCTGCCGCTACTGCCCAGCAGCTTGCCAATCAGGGCATCACGCCGGGGTCTGAGGCGTGGAACAACGCCATGCGCGAGCAGCAGCAGGCCCAGAACGACCTGCTCAGCCAAGCTGCCTTGCAGGGCATTGGCCTCGACATGAGCGCCAACCAGCAGGGCTACGGTCAGGCTATGGGTCAGGCTGGGCTGTACAATCAGGCTCTTGGACAGGGCTTTGGTCAGGCTGTGACGGGTCAGCAGCTTGGCAATCAGGCTATCGGCCAGAACTTCGGCCAAGCTATGCAGTCCAACGCAGCCCAGAACGCGGCCCAGGCCCAGCGTTATGGTCAGGCTGCCGGTAATGCTCAGTTTGGCAATGCCGCCCAGCTATCCCAGTTCCAGGCTAACCTTGCCAACCAGGAAGCCCGAAATCAGGCCATTGCCCAAAACTACGGGCAGGGCATTGGTTCGCAGGAGCTTCAGAATCGGGCTATCGGCCAGAATTACGGCCAAGCCATGAGTTCGCAGGACCAAGCCAATGCCGCCATGGCCCAGAATTACGGTCAGGCTGGGCAATCGGCTGGTATGTACAATCAGGCCGCTGCCCAGCAGTATAACCAGAACCTTGGCGCGGCCCAGTTTGGCAATCAGGCCCAGCAGCAGCGGCTCCAGCAGAACCTTGCCATGCGGAACCAGCCCTTGAATGAAATCATGGGCTTGCTGTCCGGCTCGCAGATTCAGACGCCACAGTTTCAGGCATATCAGGGCGGCGGTAATATCCAAGCCGCGCCAGTTGCTCAGGCGGCGACCAATCAGGGCAATTACAATACGGCAGCGTACAATGCCCGGATGGGGGCGTTGGGCGGGTTGTATCAGGGTATTGGTAGCATTGCTGGCGGCGCTGCTGCCGGTGGAATGTTTTCAGACATCCGCCTCAAGTCCAATATCGTCAAGGTTGGCGAACACCCCAAGGGCTTTGGCATCTATGAG